GTTTCATCTATTAAAAAAGCTAATATTAAAAAGTCTCATTTAACAAATAAAGCTGTTGAAAAACTTTATGTATTTAGTTATTAAAAAGTCTTCTTAAATTATTTCAGTATCTTTAACTATTATTAAAACAAACAATGGAGAAAATATAATGGCAGATCCAGTAGTTGAGTCTATTAATGAATGGACATGGGTAAAAGTAGCGACAGCAGTTACAGCGGGTGCAATTTATAGAGTAGTACCTACTATAAATTATTATCAAACACATCGGCTGACAGGAACATCAGCTCCTTCAGCTTTAACAATAGGAACTATTCCTGATGAGGCAGTAAGGATGTTTGGCGAATCAACTAAATTTGATATATATGCTGGAGCATCAGCTGATATTTATGTTATGTGCGCTAATTCAGACGCTGATGCAGATGATGACGTAGGAAAAGTTCGAGTAGATATTTAGGAGAAAATATAATGGCAAATCCAGTAGTTGAAAGTATTAATGAATGGGAATGGAAAGAGGTAGCATCAAATGTTTCAGCTGGTGTTATTTATAGAGTGGTTTCAACAATACCTTATTATCAAACTCAGAGAGCGACTGGTGGAGCAGCTCCGTCTAATCCTGCAGTAGGATCATTACCTGATGAAGCTATGAGAATGTTTGGAGAGTCTACTAAATTTGTTATAGATCTTTCTGAAGCATCTGATATATATGTTTTATGTGCTAATTCTGATGCAGATGCAGATGATGATGTAGGAAAAGTTCGAGTAGATATATAAAATGTCAACTTTAGGTGGGTCATTAATTAGTAACCGCTGGACTTTAAAAAAATTGGTCCAGAATACATATAAATATAAAAAATCCAGATTTGATTATAAAATTAGAGATTTGGTAAAAGTAATACGTATTGAACGCCGAAATTCCTATCAAATTCGAGAAGATAAATGGAGAACTTCATATCGTATAACCACTCAAAGTTTTCCAAACTACTATCCCTATTATACAAGAAAAGATTCACGGGGTAGGTCTCGACAAAGTCAAAGAACATTTTCGCATGTGTATGAAACTATAATTCAGCTAGATTCACTATCAATAAATGTTCCTGTTAAACTTAGGCTAGGATCAGATAAAAAATGGAGATTTAATTCTAAAACACGTAAGTTGCCTGGTGGAAGAATTATTGAATCTGAGAATACTCGCAACGGCATCAACGGAGATTTTTTCTTTCGCTGTGAATATATTTACAAAAAAGAAGGAATTTTATTCGGAAGAAACTTGACGAATGGTCCTCCAACAAAAATCAATCCACAAGGAATAGTTTTTTTGCCCAAGCATTTGTTGAGTGTAATTGAAACTTTGATGAATCAAGGAGTGCTTAAAGATGATTAGAACTCTATAATAATATTGAACTATTATAATATAAATATTAAAGGACATAAATAATGATAGAGTCAATTGAAATTAAAGAAGATGTAAGAATTGGGGATATAGTTTTGGAAAAAGGCGATAAGATTCAGATAAAAGAATCAATTAGACCCGATATTGTTGACCATTATTTTAATGGCGATTATCAATTAACTCTAGATAGCCTCGTAAAGTTTTTACATGAGCAAAATTTAGGTGATACATTAGATAAGTGGACTAGTTTAGTTAAGAAAGGATATAAGTAATGAAAAAAATAGATGAAGGTTTTAGAAAGGGCCGGGCTGCTGCTATGATGCCCAAAATTATAAATATAATCAACAAGCGGATAAAAAATGATTATGCCTTTTCACCAATGGGTGGAAACTGGAAAGATAGTAGAGGAAAATGGTCAGCCTATGAAGCTTATAGTTCATCTGGAGAAGTTCTAAGATTTAAATTTGCTTTAGGTAAATCAGATGTTATAAAAGAAGTTGAATATCTTGAAAGTTATTTAGATAATAAGTCTAAATATGTAATTGATTTAGATGGCTTTAATATAGTTGAGGTATTAGATTATATAACAGACGTGTTAACTGGTGAATTTTTTAAATACGCTGGAACAAAACTGGCAGCATCCGTTGAAGGTTCCAAAGATGTCTTAGAAGAAGCTGTAAAAGTTCAGGATTCTATAAAAAAATGGATTCTTGATAGTGACATGCAAAATACAATTGGAAACTACTCCGATAGGGATTTAGAAGGTCAATTACCCGTTTACAATCAATTTGCTTCACAGAATAATTATAGACCTACAAATAGTATGAGTAGTTTTAAATATCACATCCGTCAGACATTAAAAAAATTAAATATCAGTAATAATAACATTGCTGCTGTTTCTGTAGCTGCTGGTGGAAGTTCATCTAGAATAATTGATACAACGGAACAGAATACTTTCCAAAATGATATAATTGAAAATGAACATTTAATTAAATATCAATTAATGGAACTTGCTGTTGACAGAATTAGAGACGGTGATCCTAATCTTAATGGCGTCTACATTTATGGAACTGGTGGAATTGGTAAATCATTTTATGCCAAACAAGAGTTACTTGCACTTTCAAATGTAGTTTATAAATCAGGAGCAATAGCTGGTTATACAGGATTACTTGAAATTCTTTATGAGAATCGACATGGAATGATTCTTGTATTAGATGATATTATATCACCGGGTTTAATGAAAAATGGCAACGTTGAAAATATTTTTAAAGCTGTCCTAGATTCAGATGATCCTAGACATGTATCAATTATTAAAGCTACAACAGGAAGAGCCGAAAACTATTCTGGAAAAGATAAAATAATTTTTACAGAAGAAGATTTTTTTGACATGGACTCTTTAGAAGATTTCGCCTCACAGGCAGGAGTTGGTCTTGAAGAAGATAAATATGATTTTGATTTTACATCAAAAGTTCTATTCATAACAAACATTCCTCATGTTCCTGAAGCTTTTGCTGATAGGGTAGAGACTGTAGAGATGATTTTAACTAATGAACAGATAATAGATGTTATAAAATCTAAACTTGAATTTCTTGCAACAGATGTAGATGTTGAAGATAAATATTTTTTCTTCAACTGGTTAAATGAAAATATTAGATTTGCTAAAAAAATAAGTTTTCGATCCTATGATCAAGGGTTACGTCTATACTTAGCTATTAAAGAAAGATCTAACTGGGAGTCGATGATTAAAGTGATGCTTAAGTCGGGAATTTCGAGTAAATATTAGGAAGTAATAATGAAAAAGATTAAAGAAGTATTAGATGAAAAATATATGTTAGATTGGCATGATAAAATTATAAATGATATAAAAACAGAAGTTCCTCTTAAAGAAAGTTTAGGACAATATATTCCATTTAAAGTTAAACGGCATACAAAAGGTGGTGGCTATGAAGCATCTTTTGTAGTAGAGAAAGATGGTGTAAAACTTCGATCTTATAAAGTAACAATTGGAAAGGTTAATAAATCAGCTGTTTCTTCTGATTATGGAAAAGTAAGTTCAAAATTTGCGTCTATTATATTTTCTGAAAAAGATGCAGGTGTTGGCATAGCAAATTTAGAAGGTGGAACGGGTCTATATGTTTTAAACACAGTTGCTAGAATTGTTTTAGAATTTGCAAGACAAAATAATCCTCAAGGATTTACTTTTACAGCAGCACAAACAAGCAATGATGATGGTACACCACAATCTAGAAGAAAAGCTTATAGAGCACTAGCACTGATGCTTGGAAAAGAAGCAGGCTACGTTAATATTACAAAAGTTCAAGCAATGACAACTGGTGCCTTTTATATCATGAGACATGATCTATTTGAAGCTTGGCAAGATGCTGTTAACTCAAGTGGAATAAGTTAGGAGTTAAACATATATGACTGATATATCAATTTCAGATGCTAATTTTGCAGAAATAATGTTAGCAGTAGGTGTTCCAATATTAGATGGATCTGACTTCGAACTCACTGAGAGTGAAATTAAAATACTGTGCATTCTACCCACAATACGAGAATTTTGGACCTGGTTTCCTTTAAAAGAAGAAGCAGATTACTCAATAGGCACAAGTTTTGATATTGAATTTCCAGACACTGAAACATTTGGTGCAATTGATATTAGATTAAATACTGCAGCTTATGGTGCAACAGGAGTTACAAGAAATCCATTCGTTGATGAAGTAAATTATCGACCTGGATATCGTGGACTTTATGGTACGGGATATGATTATAATACTTTTCAGTCCGATGTATATGCTAAGTTAGAAAGACAAGCAATTATTAATAAAAATAAAGCTTTTAGAGTTCAAATAAATGAGTCTGAAAGAAAAGTAACGGGATATTCAAATGCTGTTGGAATTCTTACTGTCATATGGGCAAAATATAGTAATAGTTTTGAAGACATTCCTTATAATAGAATTCAAGAAGTAATTTGGTTGGCACAATCAAAATTATTAAGAGTTCTTGGAATGATAAGGGGTCAATTAGATGCTGATACCGGTGCTGATTTTAATTATGACATGTTTATAAAAAGAGCTGATGATTTAGAAGAAAAAGTTATGACTAAATGGAAAGCATTTACAAAACCTGTAATATTAAGAGGATAAAATGATGAAAATCGAAAATGATGAATTATTTGTATTTCCTGTATCAGAATATTTTACTGTTCTATATTCATTAACAATGGATAAGTGGGCTATTGAAACTCCAGATGATTCATTCTCAGTAGATGATTCTTCTTTTGATGAAGATATAGTTTATGAAGAAGACTTGTTATCATTAAAAGATTTTCATAAGGCTCAAGCGATTATATTAGAAAGGATTAAAGAAGATGCGTAAGGCTATAACAGAAGCAACAAAATGGAATATTAGACTAGGCGCTCAAGTTAATTTTGACTATATGCAAAAAATATCAGTATTCATCAATGATAAAGAGTATGTTTATGAAATAGATAATTTTACATGGTATGAAGCTAAGCAGCTATTTCATAAACGGCAGTATAATAAATTCGTTAATAAAATGAAGCAGTATTTAGTAAAGGGAGATAAGTAGATGATTTCACCATATGTAAAAAAACTGTCGAAAGAAACAGGAAAATCAGAAAAAGAGATATCAGATTTTTGGGAAAAAGCTAAAAAAATAACTTCAGAAACTTATGGAGTTAAAGAAGACAATTTTACTACTGAGCATTATGAGTTCGCTATAACAACTGTAAAGAATATGTTGGGTTTATCTGAAGAAATAGTTAATCCTGCTAATTTTCTACAGAGTGATTTAAGCGCTAAAGAATATATTGAAACTGTAACATCTGGAAGTTTTAGTGTAGGAGATAAAAATCCCGTTAAACCCCCTAAAGGTAAAAAAGTCGTGGATCTTGAAGATGAAGAAGAGGAAGAAGATGAGAAAAGTTAAAGAAGACATACTTTCTAGACATTATAACATAATATCTAGAGCCGTAGCGGGAATGGCGAATAGTGGTCCTTTTGGAGCCACAGAAGCTGGTATAGTAATAGCAGATGCTGTTGCCGATGGAATTAAAGAATTTCCAATGGATGAAACTCTAATAGAAGAAGTTTTTGCAGCAGCAATAGCACAGCTTGAAAAACAATCTAATTATTTATAAATTGATAATTCTCTCCTATATGTTTATTATATAAATATAGGAGTATATATATTGGAAGATAATACAGATTTTTATATTGAATATGTAACAAAAGCAATTACTAAATTTGGACGAACAAGTAAACTTATTAATAATAATCAAATTAGTCCTGAATCTTTAAACCGTGCTCTAGGTGAATACTTAGAAGTAAACTTAGCACTATTAGCAGAGTATCAGCGAGCTAAATTAACTGAAGCTCAAATATCAGACGATTACCAGCAATGGTACGATTCAGCATTTATTAATACAAAAGCTAAATTAAACTCAGATGTAAATAGGTCAACAAAAATTGCTGTTAAAGAGTATGAAATACAGCTGCGCCATGATTATAATAAAGAATATTATGAATGGTCAGCTAAAATAAAAGAGTCACAACTTAAAGTTAGATTTATACTGCGTATTGTTGATCTTTATAAAAAATATGATAATATTTTAACCACACTATCATCAAATATGCGATCAGAAATTAGAACACTAACTATTGAAGATCGAATGAACAATGACCCCGTAGTAGCTACACGCAATAAAATTATTAATAAGTTTCCAGATAAAAAACAAAGACCATCAGAATAAGTTTTAAATTATCATTAACTAATATAATATAAAATGGAGATTAATAATGAAAACGTATAAAATTATTTTTGATGGATACATCGACAGCATTGATTTAGAAAAAATGATAAGTAATGAATATGGCAGAAGCGCCGCTTTGATTAAATCATCCGAAAATAGATTCGGAGGCACAGAAGCTTTAGTCGAATTCGACGATAATATTCCTTATGAAGTTATTGAGCTTATGACAAATGGCAGCGTAGTTGTTGAGCAAATTATTTTAGAAAATACTGAAAAGAGTTTACATAAAGAAAGTTTGGCAGATCAAACTGATGATATGCTTGATGTTGTTTCAGAATTTATTAGGTTAGGAAATAAAGGTCAGATATATTCAGTTCTTATACAAGCTTATGCTGAAAATTATAATTTAACATTTGAAGATTCACAAGACGAACTTTCTAGAAATATTCAAATGCTAAATAAAGATGCATTTAATCTTTATATAAATAAAAGATAATGTCAAGCATACAAAGTAAAATTGATCGAAAAACAGCTGCTCTTAGAAGAAAACTATTTGATAATAGTATTTCTTTGATGGGTAGTGACGTAGTTTGTACTAGGCTTAAAACCGTAAAAAACATGTATGGAGACGTTGAAACCCTTACTATTATAACTGATGACACTATAGTAGCTGTAATAAACATTCCTTCAGATATTCCTTTAACAAGACTTAGAGGTGATGCTGTAGATGATGTTAATGATAGTTCAACTGTTTTTTTCTACGATATACTTCCTATTGATGTTTATACACAATGGGGAGATAATATTGAAAAAGATGACATTTTAATTTTTGAAATTTTTGATGAAATGGACGATCCATTACAAATTATATTAAAAGTATCAGAAGTGGTAACAAAATTTAAACAGTCAATAGTTTGGAAAAAATCTTTAGCAGCTCCTTATAATGGAGATAAAACTTTTTTAGCAGACTATTTACTTTAGGGATATCAAATAACTATTAAAATATATAGGAGAGAACAAATGGTTGAAAACAATAGAACAATTATAACTTTAGAAGAAGGTGAAGAATTAGTAATAGAAGGAATTACACTTAAAGCAGGTGATAGTTTTGAAATTCTTGAAGCTAAGAAAGGTGATTCTGATAAAGATGCTGATGAAAAAGGCAAAGAAAAGAAAGATGGATCTGGCCCTCACGGTAAAGGCGATGGACCTGGAAAAGGTAAAGCTGACGGATCTGGTAAAGATGATGATGATGATGACGAAGATTCCAAAAAAGAAAAGAAAAAAGAATCAGTAATTTTCACCGTCGAAGAAGATGTTAAAATCGGAGATATCATTCTTGAAAAAGGTGACAGATTTGAAATTATAGAAGCTGAAGAGTCAGACGCTGATAAGAAAGATAAAGAAGCGTCTAAAGATAAAAAAGATAAAGACTCTGAAAAAGATTCTGATTCTAAAGATAAAGACTCTGAAAAAGATTCTGATTCTAAAGAAAAAGATTCTGAAAAAGACAAGGGTGCTAAAGATAAAGAAGCTGAGAAAGACGCTGATAAGAAAAAAGAATCGATATATACTGTAGAAAAAGATGTTAAAATTCCTGGAACAGATATTGTTCTTGAAAAAGGTGACCAGTTTAAGGTTCTCTAAGGTTTTAAATTGAAGACAAGTGGACAATTAGTAAAGCGTCAATTAGGTTTAGATAAGTTTTCTAATATTAAAATATCTAGATTATTAGGGCATACATATCCACTTTATCTAATATATTATAATTCTCATAATTTAAATTTACCCATACTAAGGCATACTGTTGCAAGAGTTAATTTTACTTCTAAATTATTTTTTGGAACAGATAATTTTAAAAAACCAGCAATGATGACACCTCTAATAGACCTAGATAAATTCAATGGTCTTATTAGAGGAGCTTTGTTTACAACAATTGATATTGCTGGCTATCATATGATAGATAAAAACCAATTTAAAAAAGTAAAAGAATCTATTGAAGATAACAATATTGAATCATCACTTTATCTATTTGGAGAGAACTTAACTCAATTAACAGAAGACGGTTATTCAATTCCAGATTTATTCAATAATGTTCAAAATAAACATGAATTAGATTTTTACAATGACCGTCAAACTAATGGAACCCATTCTTCAAAAATAACTCAAATATCTTGGAATGACAAGAACTGGCGTGCAATTGGTGATGATAAAAATATGTCTACTCTTACTTTAACTTTTAAAGTAAAACCTACATATGGTGTTCCTAATTTTGTGTTTACTAAAACTGGATCAAAAATACAAGCAAATGAGTATACAATAAGAATACAATTTCAAGATATTAATTCTTGGGTTGAGAGTAGATCCGCATTTCTTGATTTAAATACTATAGATAGAAAAGAGTTTATGGCGTCAGTTTTGAAACTTGCTCCTATTAAACTCTGGAGCAATGATCCTTCATGGATGTATAGAGGATCATATGAAAATTCAACTGATTTAGGATACTCAATGTATGATTTCCATAAACAAGGAATTCCTACTCAAGATCCATCAAAAGTTAATTCAGCTTATAATAAATATTATAGACCCTATGGCTCTGAAAAGCCAGCAATATTTACTTTAAGTAAACATATGATTGAAGTTTTAAAAAAATTACCAGATATATCAGATGACATAATACGTTTGATAGTTAATAAATATGGAGAATAATAATGGGACAGTTTAGTTGGTTCACAAGTGACACAAAACAACAAATTACAGAGGGTATAAGTAGAAATATTTTTATGACGGGGAAAGATGGAAGAGTATTTCATCTTAAAACACCATATGAAGGATATGGAGAATTTGGTGGAAAAGATTTTTATGAATATCTTGCTGAATTAAATGATCTTCCATCCGATAGGCAAGAAGGAATTAACCTTACTTTTAATATAGGTGGTGGCCGCGGAGATTTAAAAATATTAGAAAGACATGGGTATAGTTCTCCACGTTTATTTGCTGAAGAAAGATCAGTTAGAAACTGGGATAAATTTGATCCTCCTGAACCAGATCCCGATCAAGGCTGGCTTCAAGATGAAGAAGAAGATGATGACTATTATGAAGATGACTATTATGAAAGCGCTATCAAGATTAAAAAAGATATTAAAATTGGTGATATCATTTTAGAAAAAGGCGATAGAATAAGGGTTTTGAAAGAACTTGAAAAGGTGTATTTTAAAAATGAGTTTCCAATGAGTGTTGACAATGCCAAGAAAATTTCTATTAGGTATCAATCTCCTTGGTATGATGATAGTGATGAATGGACGCTATATGTAAGTGGAAAACATACTATGACTTATTCTCCACGTGAAGGAAAATTATTTACAGATTTAGATATAAACCAAGTTAATAATATTATTAAATAATGAAAAAATTTATTTTAATTTTATTTATACTTTTAGCAACTCTATTATCAGCACAAGAAACAATACAACTTGGTAATTTTGATTTAGAAATCCCTAAAGATTATTCTGATTTAAAAAATGCTTATATTATAATGGCTTCTTTATATATAGAATCAGATATTGATTTAACAATATCTATACAAAACTTTAAAGATTTAAAAATTGAATACGACGGTGTAGTTTTATTACTGAAAGAGTCAGAAGAAGATGTAAAAGATTTAACTAATTTAATTGATGATGAATTAGTTCCAAACGCTGAAAAGCTTGAAGATGAAATTAAAATACTTACCGATGAATTAGAAAAATGGATTAAACCTGATCTGTTTCAGTTATATGCTGGTGGGAGTTTCTCAAATAAGATTATACCTGAAATACAATTAGGTGCATTCATAAATTTAGTTATATATGAACAGTATTCTATTGAAGTAGAGTATTTGTTACCAGATCAATATTCAATTGGATTTGGCTATAAGTTATTTTAAGAATAACTTATATCTATAACTATTAAACTATGGATACTAATTATTACCAAGATGCAAGTTTTATAAACGTACTATACATAATCGATTTATCTTTAATATCTCACTTCTCAACAATGCTATTTAGTGGTGACCAGACTAGAGTTATATATGCTTCAAATGATTATGCCTTTCGAAAAAGAAGTGATAATAATGAGAGCAATTTAAATCTACCTTTTATGAACTTTCGATTAAAAAGTCATGAAGTTGGTGAGCGAATTCGCTGGAATTTACCGTCAAACAGTCAAGGTATTTTTATTGATGAATTAGAGACTAAAGTTAGATTCTCTCCTATTTTATTAAACTATGAAGCTTCAATTTGGTTTCACAGAGATTTTGATATAAAATATGCTTTTAATGAAATTATTTGGGATTCAGATAATAAAACTCTTTTAAAGCCTTACGCTACTATAGCATCTGGAGGTGATCCTGCAGTTGATGTTAATGTTGAGTTTCCTGCTCATTTAGGATATAATGGCCCCTCATTGGATCCAGAATATAATGAAAAAGACTGGTTAGAAAAAAATAATATTCATTCCGCAACACTTGATTTTGAAATTCAATCATTTGCTTTAAAAGCAAATACGGATATTACTATTCCTACTGATTTATTATTTAATTTCGCATCTCATGTTGATCCAGTTGATGAAAACTACCTCGAGGCGCTAAATTTTACAATTAATCACTTAACAGAAGATGTAGAATAGTTTATTACTTTTATAGTAGATAAAGACTATTATTATATTATAGAAGGGAGAAATAAAGAAAATGATTCACAATATAAATATCAATAATATAATTTCAGGTTTTAGACTTAATAGAGTTATAAAGCTGATAAATGAAGGAGCATTGTAATGGGAAGTGGAAGCGCTGAAAATTCTTGGAGGTTATCTGTTGATGAACTTGATAGATCTTCTACAATACGTGGAGATGCAGGTTCTGTTGGAGCAATGGTAATAACATCTGCTAAAGGAAACACGAAACCAACTTATATTGCAAAAGGAAAAGAACAAAGAATTATAGATCTATTTGGAGATCCTTCTAGTTCTTATCCTAATGTATTAGAAGCTTTAGAATATAATAAACAAGATGCTATTTGGGTATCAGCTCCTTATAATGCAGATGCAGATTTAGGAGGAGTTTTAGTCTCAGATGCAGGATCAGCCGCTCTATCATCAGGAATTGATCCAGCTGTATGGCCTACATTTAGTTTTCCTTTAGTTACAGATCATTTTGTTATAACCTCCATAAGTCCTTATACAGATGACTTAGGTGTTATAGTAACAAGAAATGTAACAACTGGTTATTGGACAATAGCACTTTATAAAGATAATGTTGCTGGAACTCCAGTTTTAGTGTATACTAAAGAAGTTTCTTTAACTGTTGGCGAAAAAGATGGTTTTGGAAAGTTTATGTATATCGGAAGTGTATTTGAAGATGATGATTATATTAAAGTTATTGTAAATCCGTTATCTGCTGTATCAACTTATACAGATGATACTACTGTTACAGCTTTTGCTGAAGGATCTAGAGGAACAGCTCCTACAATTACAGAATGGACAGCAGGCTGGGCTTATTTTCAACAAGCTAACACATATCCTGCAGATATTTTTATGGACCCATCAACTGATGATGGTGTACCTGCATTATTTAACACCCTAAGAACAACGTATCAAAAATATTCTTCTTATCTTATGCCGTTACCGATGACTGTTACAGCGTCAAATACTATTATAGCAAAAGATACTTTAAGTATTAATAATAGAGGTCTTGCATTTTATTGGAACCACGCTAAAGTAAAAGATGTTTATTCAGGTCAAAGTTTTTGGACTTCTCAGATTGGAAAAATTGGAACTAAGTTCGCTCAAATGGTCAATATTTTTAATGGTGGAGCACCTGCTTGGATTGACGAAAATGGTCACGGTGGACAGCTTGGTCCTGGTGTTATAGAAATGGAATATGATCCTACTGAAGGTGATTTACAATTACTTGATGAAGCTGGAATTAATCCTATTACTTCTTATCCAGGTTATGGAGTAATGATTACTTCTCAAAGAACGGCTCAAAGCCCTGGAAGTTTATCAGACACATCGTGGATTGCACATTCAAGATTATTTGATTATTTAATCTCAAATATATTATCAGGTGTTTTAGTTTATCAAATTGTTAAACTTAACGATGAGCTACATAGAAGATTAGCAGTAGCAAAAGGTGAAACTTTAATTGACCCTGTTGTTGGTAGTAATTTGCTCACAGATTACGCAATTATTTGCAATTTAAATAACAACGACGACGCTGCTTTAGCAGCAAGACAATTTATCTATGATGTATATGTAAAAGTTACACCTTACAGTGAGACAATAAAATTAAATTTTACTTCTGTGGGCCAATCAGTGCAATTAGATAGTATAATAAGTTAAAATTAAAATATGCTACCTCGATAAGGGGTAGCTTAAATTAAAGGGGAATGAGTGAATCGAGAAGAGCTGTTAACTATATTACAGAATAATAATTTTATTTTTAAAAATAAAAATTTGTTAACATTAAATAGAAATGCTAGTCAACATTTAAAATCCCCTAATAAACCTCTTTTAGAGGTCATAGAAAAACTTACTTCTTTTTTATCAATCGATGCCATTATATCAGAAAGAGTTTATTGTTTAGTTAATAATATTATTAAACCAGTTAAATGTGAATTTTGTCATGAAAATAATGTTAAATTCGACACATATAATAATGGATATCATAAAACTTGTTGTTCTATTTGCTCAAATAAAAATTCAGCTTATAAAAGAGAGATAGGACTTTATCCCCCAATTCCTCGGTCAAAAGAAACTAGAAGAGCGATTAGTGACTTTAGAAAGGGAAAATCTTGGGAGGAGTTATATAGAGAAGAACGAGGAAAAGAGATAAGAGTTGAAAGAGGAAAGTCTTTTGAAGAAAGATTTGGAAAAGAAAAAGCAAACTCTATAAAAAGTAAAATTAGTAACAAAAATAAAAATAAACCATCTAGTAGAAAAGGCATAACTTGGAATAAAGAGTATGGAGAAGAGAAAGCAAACTTAATGAGAGAGCAGAAAAGAATAAGTATGACTGAATATTATAATGATCTTGGGCATTTCCCAATGTACAATATTAACTCATGTAACTTCTTCGACTACTTCGATAAAGAAAACAACACAAACGGTCAGTACGCTACTAAGGGAAAAGAAAGGCTAACTAAGAACGGATATTATTTGGACTATGTAAACGATAGTTTAAAACTTATAGTTGAATGGGATGAGCCAGCGCATTATAAAAATGAAAAGTTACTAGAAAGAGATGTGAAAAGGCAAAATAAAATTTTAAGTTCTGATGAATTTAAAAATTATATATTTTTAAGAATAAAAGAAAATAAAGAACTATCATTCGAAGAAATTTCTTCGAATGTTATGATAGAGTATAAAGGAGAAATATAATGTCAGTAGAAACAATTTATAATATGGGGGACGACGCGCTTCAAAATTTATTTGATATATCAATTGGAACAATTCCATACATAAACGATCTAACTTCAACTTTAGTTCGAGTTCAAGGATTCACAATTCCTGCTTCTGGCAACTCTCCTTACACTGTTCACTACAAAACTCAACAGATTACAAAGCCTTCAGGAAAAATTGAAGCTCCTAATGAGTTTACTTTTGATTTTAGAGTAGATAGAAATTGGGCGATTTATAAAGGTTTTGTAGCTTGGAAGAATGCAGTAGCGAACAGTTATACTGGAGCAATAGCACCAGATAATATTTTATCGAATAACAGAGTTCCGATTGATGTATGGGCTGTGGATCCCGCTGGAAGTCCTATTCCTAGTTTTGGAAAGTGGTCATTTAAAAGTTGTTATCCTTCATCTGTTGGAGATATAGGATTTGATTACGGTGTTGGCGATCCAATTATAGTAACCATTACAATGCAGTTTCTTGGTATGGACGACGGACTTCTTTAAAGAACTATTAATTAAAGAGGTAATAATATGGCGTGGGATCCTTTAGCGAGTATACGACCAAAATCAAGTATATCTAAAATATTTGATTATGATTTTTTAAATCCTAATTTATGGGACTTTGTCTTTGTCGATAATGAAGACATTCGATATCAAGTTAAAAATGTAACTCTTCCATTTATAAAGTTTGAAACAGAAACTAGGAATATAGGAAGTAAAGTATTAAAGAGTACAACAACTGAAGATGCTTTTTCAATTACATTTAATGAAACATCAGATTTTGAAGTATATGATTATATGTCTAAATGGATGAATGATATATATGATAAGAAAGAAAGAAAATTTAAAATAGCTCCTCCACCATCAAACATCACTTCTATTAACGGAGTAGCGCCGCCAACGGGCTATGTAAAGACAGCTATATTATCTACATTTAAATATGTTAAACCAAATATTTTTATACCAGCTTATGAAGAGCCAACAAAAGCATGGAAGTTTACAAATTTAATGCTTATAGGAATAGATAATATTGACTGGGATTATGAAGGCACAGAAGCAAAACAGATAACATGTCAATTTACTGTTGATACAGTAGATGAAATGTAACAAAAAAATAATAAAAGGAATTAATATATGAGTGATGCTGATATTTTTATAAATGATATAAAACCAAAAATTAAATCAATACCAAAAGGCTATATACCAATTAACTTAAGCTCAGCAGGAAAACTATCTGCTCCTGCTAAAATTCATGTCAGAAACTATAATGGACAAGATGCATTAGATCTTTCTATGACTACAGAAGATGATATGTTAGAGACTTTAATAGATGTTTTAGTGGGAATGATCTATGAAGATGTTAAACCCACTGATTTACATGAGTATGATATTGAAGAAATAATGCTTAATGTTTATTATAATTTTTGGTCATCAACTTTAGAGTATCCATATACCCCATTAGATAATGAGTATGATGATATAGACCCTGTTCGTGCAGAACGGTTAAAAAAAGCTGAAGAAAAATTGGTTATAACTCTTACATCAGATGATATAAAAACAAATAATTTAAAATCAGAGTTCGTAGAGCCTATAAAAATTGAAGATGACGATATTTATTATGAATTTATACTTCCACGAATTGGTCATGCTTTATTAGCTAAAGAGATGACAGAAGATAAATTTGTAGACGAAGAAGATACATTTTCTGTTATACAACAAAGTTTACTACACAATCAGAATATAGAAAATTCCGGAACTGGAAAGTTAATGAGTGTTAGTGTTTCTGATAAAAGAAAGTTTACTAAATATCAAGCTAAAAGAATGAAGTATTTTACATCTTTAATACAGTGTCAGCTAATTAATAACGCTGATGGGGAGCAATTAAATACTATTGAAGAAAAAAGAGCTGCTTATTTAATAGCTCCTTTAACAGTATGGGAAAAGTTTAATAAATATATTAAAGAAAATGCTCAATTTGGAATTCAGCATACGATTAAAGTTGACTCACCTTTAACTAAAAAAGAAGTTGAACGGAGGTTTCAATTTCGATTCATGGATTTCTTACCGTCCATGGAGCCATAAGGAAATAAATAAAATTCTTAATACTCTTGGACATAGTCAATTTTCTGAAACATATTTTGATTATATGAAGATGCCTACAAATATTATCATGTCACGATTAAAATATTTGCAGAAAATGAAAAAGAATCAAGAAAGTTAAGAACTATTATTTAAAGGAAGAATATAATGTCTGATTCACAAATACCAATTTTAACAAGAGCTCCTGAAGACACAACTGAACAAGTAACTGAAGTTATGACAGAGTTAACTGAACAGACTAAATTTCTATCTAGTACTTTGAATAAGAGTATAAAGTCTAACGAAAAAATTAAAAAAAGAAATGATGATCAGAAAAAGAAAGATGATCAGATGATAAAAAAAGAAAAAGTTGTAAAAAATGAAGAAATAAAATCAGAGGATCAATTTAAACAATTTGATTTTGGTTTCGCAACTGAGCCTATTAAAAAACTTGGTGATGCGGGTGTTAATTCGATGAAACTTGCTCAAGAAACTTTTTTAGGAGATATAAGTTTTGCAACAGATCCTATTAAAAAGATGGGTGGGATACTTGGTAATATCGGTGGATTTTTTAATATAAAGAAAAAGAAAATTGCTCCAAAAAGAGCAGCTATGTTAAAAACTAATCCTGAAGCTGTTTATATTACAGACACCTTATTAAAAGCAGATGAGAAAACTAGCTTTTTAGATAAGTTTAAAGGTTTACTACCACTGTTATTGGGAAGTGGCGCAGCTGGAGCTTTAGCTAAAATGTTTGGACCCTTAGTTACAAAAGCAGGAGCCATTGGATTATTAGCTGGCGGATTGTTATGGATGGCTATTGACGGGTTTAAGGGTTATTTTAAAGCTGAAGAATGGGGGACATCCAAAATAGCTGCAGTAATTGGTGGAGCTTTTGGTGGCACAGGAAAGGGCTGGAAAAATGCTTTTAAAGGAATGGGAAAAGGCGCTATGGTTGGAGCTGGATCAGGATTTTTAATTGCTGGGGTGCCAGGCGCTTTAATAGGTGGTTTACTAGGAGCAGCTATTGGAGGAATATTAGGTTTTATTGGTGGAGAAAAAATAGCTAAAACTGTTGATGCTATGGGAAAAGACGTAAAACAATTTGGAAAGGACTTAGGAGAGGGATTTAAAAATCTTATACCCGCCGTTAAAGAAAGCTGGTTTTCATTGAAAGAAGCTGGAATTGATTTTAAAAATATGTTTTTAGGTTGGTGGACTCCTTTAAAAGAAGGAGCTTCTTCATTCTTTACAAAAGCTGGTGAAGCTATCACTAACTTTATAACAGGAACTCTTGATTTAACAAAGATAGTTGGTAACTGGATTAATGATAAGATAATATTACCAGTATCTGGCTTCTTTGAAGGAATATATATAAAATTAGATGAAATGACTGGTGGAGCTTTATCACAAGTTGTAACATGGTTTACAGATTTTATTTTATCTCCTATAGGTGACTTCTTTGGAGCAATTGGCGGATTTTTAAAAGATCTATTTTTTATATCAGATGAAGAAAAAGAATTAAATAAAACAAAAGCTGCCGCTTTTAGAGAAGAGAATAAACTACTTACAGAGTCTGCTATTAATAGAGGTAGAGGAATTCCAACAAATACGCCATCAAATAGAACATACTCAATTATACCAGTAGATGATGCTATTATTAAACCTGATGGAAGTATTATAAAAACACATGTTGATGATACAATTATAGCAACTAAAAACCCTATAGCTTTTGCTGATAAACAGTCTAGTTCTATGGCAAAAGATATAAATGCTCCAGTTGGTAATGTTATGTTTAATTTAGAAGTTTTAATTAAAGAATTAATTTCAAAACAATCACAACCCAATCAAACTAATACCGTAATGCAAAATATTACAAGTAGATATAGTCCTCAAGCTGTAATGGCTAATTTAACAACAGAGGTTTTTTAATAATGATTAATGTTCCAATAGGAAAAGAATTGATAATAAATGTTAACACAACGCCCGTAACAGATGTTAAAATGATTATAGAAGAAGACATTGCTTTTTCATTATCATCAAGTTTTGATACTTTTATAGGTGGAGGAAGCACCAAGCTCATTGACTTTGTTGGCTCTTTATCAAAAGAACTAACAGGATTTGGATTTTCGGGTCAATTTAAACAAATGGGTCTTCAGACATGGACTGGAACACAGCCACTATCGTTAAAGATAACAGTTGGATTT